AATCGGCGTGGTCGTGCCGCCTGCGTAGGTGTAGACCTTACCAGCGACGAGCGGGTCGCCGTTAGCGTCGAAGAATTGCTGCTTGGGTGTTGGGGTCAAGGATGCCATGTAATCACTTCCTTAGATTGTTCTGGTTCGTAACGGCTTCAGCTTGCGCCGCCAACAAAGCATTTCGTGCCGTCGTATCCGACGCTATACGCGAGAGTGTAGACTCATAGGTGGGGATTAGTCTATTCTGCACGCGCGGTGACATGAGGTAGCTGCGCATACCGGCGGATACCATCTGAGGGCCATACGCTCCGGCAGCAGCAGCAGCGCCAACTGTCATAGGATCGCCGGTCATGCTGCCCAATATACTGCCAATTATGCCGCCGGGGCCGCTTGCAGGTGCGCCCAACATCGTACCGCCACCAGGCGTACCAATTTCGCTTGGCGCGCGTGTCACGCGGGGGAATACATTCGCAAACTCGGCAATCGTTTTAAGATCGCCCGCCACATATTTGCCGCCTTGCAAATCGCGCGCTAGTTTTTTAGCGTCAACCGTTCCGCCCCCCTCGCGAATGGCGTCTTCAATGCTGTGGCTTACTGCCATACGTTGACGCGACAATTTGAACTGCTGCAGCAACTTGTCTGCGTTAGGTGTAGGCGTAGCGGCAACTGCGCGTTCCATCTGGTTTTCCAACGCGTTTGCAATATCAATCTGCGCACTAGCAACGGCGTTTTCGTTTTTACGGAAGTTAGCTCTTGCGTCTTCCCTTAAATTACGAATAGCTTGCACGGCGTCTTTAGAATCAAACTTGCCCGTCATATAAGTATCGAACAACTTAGATACCTCATCTGGCACAGCGCCGGGAAACGACTTCTGCGGGCCGGTGTATTTCAGTTTGACGTTGTTTAAGTCGACGAAATACTGCATATCCGCAGGCACTTCGCCAATTCGCTCAACAGGCTTGTACCCTTTTTCATATTCAGCTTTACGGATAGCCGCCATATTTTCAGACGTAAGCGGTGCAGTTTCGCCAATATTGACTGCGCGGCGCGCTAGTTTGTTTGTTACCTCTTGGTTGTTAACAGTCATCAACTGCTCAAGATGCGTCTTGCCCGCCATGCGTTCAGCCAAGATATTACGGCCTTGCGGCGTAACGCTACCAGGCGTTGTCATGTAGCCTTCTCTTTGGCCTGCAGCTAACGTAGTGTCGCGTACAGCGTTGAGCTGCTGTTGCCGAGATAGTTCGCCGGGCAACACGCTTTCCTTAAACGCCAAGGCTTTTTGCGCTGGAACTGTTACTGCCGACAACGGGTTAGTAAGCACCGCACCGCGCTCAAGCGTAGCCGCAACGTTCGCCGCGCTGGGCGCAACGCGGGATGTCAACCGAGCCGCGCCAGCGCCGCCGGTCAACAGCGTGGACAAGTCTGCTGCTGCGCCTACTGGGTCTTCAGCAAACGTGCGTTTGATCGCGTCGTAACTGCCGTAGCGATTCTTAAGCATGCCGCCAGCAGCGTTCGCCGCTTCTACGACTTGGCGCCCTGCCTCGGGGTTGGCTTCAAATTGATTAATAAAATCGACAGCTCTTTGCGGCAAAACGCTTTGGATTGCGCCAGCGCCGATGTCTAGTACGCCTTTGGCTGCCTGCAGCGGGTTGGTGACAACGTCATACAAGCCGCCCACAAAGCGTTCAGCACTGGGTTTAATATTGCGAATCATCGCGCCTGGCACTTCGCTTAGCGCGTAATTACGTGGGCCTGGCACCTCGCTAGGTGCTTCAGGTTCTGCAGTCACCGTAACTTCAGGCAGCCGCGCGGGGGCGGCTTGCTCTTCAGCAAGCGCCTCCTTGTACGCGGCGGCTACCGTCTCAAATTCCGGCGTGCCTTTTTTGGCTGCGTTTTTTACAATCCAACCTGCGTAATCGTCTGCAGTCGCCATTACGGTTTTCCTAAGATTGCATCGGCTTTAGATCGAATGTCGCTTTTTGGTTTAGGCGCTGCTGGCGGTGCGGCAGTTTCCTCTAACTGAACTTCTAAAGGAATGTTAGTTTTGACGCCCTTAACTTTTTGGTTGTGACGACTAATAACATTTCGTGCGGCGCGGTCTTGGATACCAAGTATTTTTTCCAGCGCTTTTTTATCCAAGCTAATTCGACCACCCGCCATTTGCTCTGCATACTTACGGTCAGAATCTGAAAGGCCCGTACCCGCACCAAACTGTTTGATGAGCTTACCTACGTTGTTGGCCATGTTGGCAGCGTAAGCCTGCGAGTTAGCCGCAGCATCCGCGTAACCCATGTCAACACCTGCCGTTTTCAGCGCTTGGTTTAACCCAACAAAGAAATCCGCGCCTGCGCCGGTAATGACGCCGGACTTTAAGATGTCGCGGCCTATCTTAACGGTAGACAGGATATCGCGCGCGTCTTCAGCTTTGGTACGACTCTCAATCAAATCTTTAGCTTGCCCTTTGCCGAGTTCTTTCTCAAATTCTTTTTCTTGCCCTCCGATAGTAAGCGTAGTGCCTCTACCTTTTTCAGCGCCTGCAATCATTCGCTCGAGCCCTGCAATTTCTTCCTTAATTTCAGGCGTCTGCGGTTGCTTACGCAAATTAGCTATGTCTTGTCTAGCCCGCTGAACGTTAGCAAAATCGCCAGTATATTGCCTAGACTTAATTTGATTTTCAAATCGCGCCTGTAAAATTTTGGCTGTTTCTTTTGCTCTAGGGTCACGCGAACGAAGCAATTCCGCAACGCCTGGCGCCAAAAGTGTATTTTCGGCGGACACCGTAACACCGGCTTCTGGCGGTGCTGTTGTGACCGCAGACGTTGCTGCTGGTGCGGCGGCAGGTGTCATCTCACTACCTGTTGCAGCACTTGGCTGACCGCGTGTAGAAATAAACTCTTTCTCCGACATTACTTTTGCGTCAGGATCGTTTACCACCTTATCCATTAAATAGTCAGCATACGCGGTGTCATTTCTTTTAGATTGCGCTTCAAGAATATCTTTGCCTTTTAACCCCATTTGCGTCATAACGTAACCTTCGCGGTTACGATTAAAATCACGCATAGTTAGTCTGGCCGCTTCGTGCAAAGGCATAAGTTTTTCTGCTGACGGCCCCAGCACTGGATGCACATACATTGCTTGAAGGCGTTCAAGCGCCTCGTCTTCCGTCTCTAATAACGCAGGATTGTATTGCTGATTAAATTGTTCTAAAGCGGTATCAATATTTTTAGCTTCTAATTCTTTTTGCCTCAAATTCGCGGTTTCTTGCGCTTCGCGAAGTTGCATGCGTTTTAATTGTCTATTTGCCTCACTCTCCAATGCGTCGGGGGCTTGTTGCGCGACGAGGGAAAGATATTCTGGCGAATCTATGTCTAGGCCAGAGGCACGAATGCGAGATAACGCGTTGCGCTGCTGTATGCCGCGCTGCGTCTCTTGCGATTTCAAAAGCGCATTTTCATACTCCGCATACCCGCGCATACGGTTAAGCGGGCTTTCTTCAAGCGGAATTTGAACCGGTCGAATGCTCAGTGCAATGTTAGGGTCGACTTGTGCCATAACTATCCTTTAATACGCTTTACACAACGTCTGAGTATGTGTTGGCTCGGCTTCGTAGCGTGTCAATATACTGTTGATCTAGCTTATTTCTAGCTTGGTTTTGTTGGTACGCCAAATAGTTTGATAGCCCCGCATTAGCTGCATTTGCTATACCTGCATAACCTGACGCGCGCGCGACGCCACCCTGAATCAAATTAGACCCAATCTGTTCGCCTAACCTACCTGCTGCGCTGCCTATAGTATTAGCCGCAGTTTGGCCCATACCGGTCAAACTTTGATATGGGTTTAACGTAGATGCAAACTCTGACTGATAGCGGTTAAATGCGTTTGTAAATTCGTCTGATGCAAGTCCTTGGCCGTACCGAGTAAGACCGCGCAACGTAGCGCCTGATCGACCCATACCGCCAGCTAACGCGCTGTTTTCTATCGCGCGTAAACCTTCTTTTAGTCGAAATTGATATCCAGGGTCAGCGCGGAACTTTTCTAATGTAAACGGGTCATACTTAGATGCAGCAACCAGCGCGGGTAGCGCGTTAACGCCTACCTGGCGAAACGGTTCTTGCAGCTCAACCTGTTTATTAAACGCTCGTTCATTTGCCGCTGTTGCGCGGTCAGTAGCTTTTGACTGTTCTTTGGCGCCCATGTAAGACGCGCCGCCTTGGATTATGCTACCTGCTATGAAGCCTGACATACTGTTTCTCCTAATAAGTAAAAGCCAAAATTAATGCTCATAGCGTCGCGGTAATCGATAAAAAGTTCATTACCAACACCCACATCTTTTAAGGCAATTACGTATAAATCATCACCAAACTTGTACGGCATTACGTTTGCGTCGCAGGAATGGTTAATGTAGCGCCCTGCCGGAGTACGCTTTCCATCTAACCGGCCTGGGCAAATAACTTCACCTGCAAAAAAGTGCCTTGTCGCAAACATCCCGAGCCCATGTACTGGCGACTCTTTCAGCTCTACGTCATGCCCTTCTGGCATATCAATCAAATCGCTTTCGATGGTTACTATAGCGTCCATCGTGTCTTGGTCTACCCCTAACTGCTCTAAAAACAGCTGGTAGTCCGTTTGCGCTGATTCGATTGCCAACCGTCTGCGTGTGTCACCTAACCCGCACTCCGGCACTACGTAAAGCCGATCTTCGATGACGCTTAACTCTTGGCAGTCGTCAGGATTGTCGTACACGTCAACCCACACCACTTCTTCTTCAAACACCCGCCCGGCGCGCTGCTCACCTGCCTTGGCGTCAAACTCGCACGGTGCTGTCAATACTTTAACTTCCGTACCGACATTAACTGCGATTGTGCCTTTTTCCAGTCGTACGCGGTAATCCGTCTTATGCGCTGCGCCCGTCAAAACTGTCCACGGCGGCACCGTAATCTTCCGTTCGTACACGCCGGGCAAAAACGTGTGGGTGGTCACAATATCGGCCTGCGGCATTTGCAGCAGCTCGTCTTGCAACGCAACCACCTTTTGCCGCATCACTTCCGGCGAAACCACCGCCGTGCTGTCAGGGTTAAATAGTTCAATTGCGTTCACATCACCACCCATCGTGAGCCGCTGGCTACTGTCACCGTCGTGCCGCTCGCCACCGTAACCGGCCCGGCTGACATGCCCGACGTACCTGCTGCAATGGTATAGCTGACATCAATCGTTAGATTATTGACAAATATGCCATTGCCCGCTATGAAATGCTCAGATGTTAATTCACCTGTGCTGGGTTTGTACAGATATTTGGCGTTGCTGGTATAGATGGTCGACAACGCGCCGGAAGTGGCCGCCGCAAAGGTCGGGTAGACATTTGTTGAGGTCGCGGTGTCGTTGGTAATCGTCGCGCCCGAGCCGCTGGCTACCGCCCAGACAGCCGTCGTGCCATTCGAGGTCAGAACGTAGTTGTTCGCCCCAATCGGCAGGCGGGTTGAGCTGTTGGCACCGTTGCCAATGATCAGATCGCCCGTGCTGGTGACTGGCGACAAGGCATTAAACGCTGCGCTGGCAGTTGTCTGGCCAGTACCACCATTAGCAATCGCTACTGTACCGGTGACGTTGCTGGCCGTACCCGTGGTGTTTTGGTTCAGGGTCGGCACGTCCGCTGCCTGAATAGCGGACATGACCACGTCGGTGCCATTGCCGCGCAGATACTGCCCTGACGTCACCGCTCCAGCCAGCGCGTCCATCGCAGCTTGACGGGTTGTCTCGCCTGTGCCGCCGTTGGCTATCGCCACTGTGCCAGTCACGTTGCTGGCGGTGCCGGTCGTATTCTGGTTTAGCGTAGGGATGTCAGCTGCGACAACCGCGCGGAAAGTCGGCGCGCCAGCCGTGCCGTTAGGTGCTGCCAAAAAGAAATTGGCTGTTTTGCTGGCGTATGGGTTTTGGGTGTCGCCGTAACCCGTTGCCAAACTAATTGCTGGCGTGGTGCCGCCCGAAGACACCACGGGGCTTGTGCCTGTGACGCTGGTAACTGTACCGTTGCCAGTGCCCGCGCCGATCGCAGTTCTAAATGTAGCTGCGTCAAGCGTAGATACCGTATTGTCTGCGTTGATACGCACGAAAGTAATCGCGCTTGGGTTAGCCAGGGTAAAGAAGTTTGACCCAACAGTGGTTGCCCCAAGGTTTGTGCGCGCTGTTGCGGCGGTTGTCGCACCAGTGCCACCGTTGGCGACAGCAACCGTGCCCGTTACGTTACTAGCCGTGCCTGTTGTGTTTTGGTTAAGTGTCGGTACGTCGGCAACTTGGATAGCAGACATTACGACGTCGGTTCCGTCCCCACGTAAATACTGCCCAGATGTAACGGCGCCAGCCAGTGCGTCCATTGCGGCTTGACGAGTTGTTTGGCCTGTGCCGCCATTGGCAATTGCCACCGTGCCCGTTACGTTGGCAGCAGTGCCGCTGATACTGCCGGTAATTGTGCTTGGAAACGTCCAAGAGCCATTCGCTGCAACTGTAGTTCCGTTAGCCGAGCCAATTACCATTGTTGTAGTAGATCCCGAAAGACCGTTTGCACCAATGTTAATTGTCTTGGTAAAACCAGTGGTAAGCGCGCCAGATTGAATATTTAATGTTTGCGATGCGCCGGTTGTCTGACCAACAGTAATAGTTCCGGTTGATGTGGCCGCACCGAGCGTGATTGCACTTGCCGTTTGGCCGAAGGTTACTGCGCCAATTGAACAAGTTATCCCGGAGTTAAACGTCTGTAAGGCGCTAAACGACTGCGCTGTTTGAAGTGCAGCTGTTGTGCGGGTTGCGCCGCTAACCCTAAACTGCAAACCGTTAGTGGCGTTTACCCAAACATCACCGTCAACTGGCGAGGTAGGGGCTGTTGTAGTGGCGCCTAGACCTAAATTTATTGGGGAAGCGGCGGTTGTGACCGCAGGAAGGTTTAGCTTCCCGGTCATCGTATCGCCAGCTCTGTTGACCGGCGTGTAAGTTAAAGCTGTTGTAACGTCAGACGACGATAGAGTAACGCTGCCAGTACGCGTATTAAAGCTAGTGACGCCGCTGTTATTGATCGTAACCGCTGCCGAACCGTCGTAGGTTGTGCCGACACTGTACGAAATGCCAGTACCTGCCGTTAACGCGTTAGCAACGCTGCCCGCTTGGCCGCTGATGTTGCCCGACACGGCGCTGCCCGATATGGCGATAGCTGTGTCGGTTACGCTAGTAACTTGGCCTTGGGCGTTGGTGGTAAACACCGGCACTGCCGATGCAGAGCCGTACGTGCCTGCTGTGCCAGTATTGGTGATTGAAAACGTATTGCTGGCAAGGCTTAGCCCCGTACCTGCAGAATACGTTTGAACCGCTGCAAATTGAACAAATACAAGTGCCGTGGTGCCGACCGTAATTGGCAACGCGGTTTGCTGAACCCAAGACGTATTAGCGTTAACAGCCCCCGACAAGACAAGCATTAAATCGCCTTGGTCTATCGAATTAGCGCCCGTGCCCGCAGTATCGTAGTCGGTAGCACGCGTAAGAATATATGGCTGGGATGCCGATCCTTCTTGCGTCAATGTGTAGACGCCATTATTAGCGCCAGCAGCTTCATCTTTTACTAGTATCCGCTTGCCTATATCGGCGGTAACAAACGTATACCCGTCAATGGTCAGCGTACCGTTGGAGCTGGCCGTAAGCGTAGCGCCCACACCGCCCGTACCATTGTTGTATGTATTGGCAGGCGACAGAGCCGCCGTGGTGGCGTAATTACACGCAGCATGAAAGTTAACGCCGCTGATAAGCGTGTCAGCATAAAATTTGTTGACTATGTCATTGTTTCCGCTAGGCGCTGTGCTTATGGTGCCTGTAGTCAGCGCAATCGACGTAATGTCCGTGTTTGCGCCGCTTTGCGCTGCGCTTAAGTTTGCGCGAGCGTTAGCCGCTGTGGTGGCGCCCGTGCCGCCGTTATCGACATCCAGCGTGCCTGCCAGCGTGATGGTGCCAGAGGTTGTGACTGGGCCGCCCGAGGTTGTCAGGCCTGTCGTGCCACCGGAGACATTGACCGACGTGACGGTGCCAGAGCCGCCGCCGCCGGAGTTGGCTTTGTTGAGCAGGTTTAGGAAGAACCGATACCAGTCACGCGACACCATCCCCGTCCGGTCGTCGGTGATCGGCGACTGGTTCTTAGGGAGTTGCGGTTCGTTATCGGGATTAGGCATTGGTGCCGGTCAACACTAACTCGGCACCCAAAATGGCGATCTTGACGGGGTCGGTGCCGGACACCTCGTAGACACGGTCACGCAGCTTTTCGGTCATGCCCAGCCGCCGCCAGAAGGCGCGGTAGCCGTAGTTGCCGATCTTGCCCATGCCCGTCCAATGCTCGTTTGACCAGGTGTGGCCACCGTCATCCGACCAGCGCATGATGACTTGCGGGTCGTTGCCTTGGCCGGTAATCAGACCAACACCTGTCTCGCACTCAAGCTGCAGCGTGTGCTGAGCGGTACGCTTTAGGTTGTTCTGGCCGGTAGGCAGTGCCCGCCATGACCGCAGCCACTTCTGTGGCAGGTTGTCGTCAGCAAACACGTCCAAGTCGTACGCGTAAATCTTGCCGTTTTCAAAATCGCCGACCACTACCTCGTTGTTGTAGAACATTTGGCAGTTGGCGCGGTGGCGAATAAAGTCACCATTGGCAAAGCCTGCGCGCTCATGCCATGCGCCGGTAGCTACGTCGAACACCCAAGTGCGTTGGGCGCTTGGAAAGCTCAGCACGTAAAAGGCATGGCCGTCTTGCTGATAGGTAAAACCAATAGCGTCCGAGATGGAGCCGTAGTTTTGGATAGCAAATTCGACCGCATGGGTCGAGATGCGCTGACCTGTATAGCCTTGGGCACGGAACACCACGCCTTGACCGCGAGCATCTGCCCCAAGCCAGAATAGCGAGTTGTCCATCTTAGCAACCGAGTAGGTTGCCGCGCAGCCCAGCTCGTTGACAGCACCTTGGATGCGAGCCAACGGGAAAGGCGAGGTACCTGCGTTGTACCAGACCTCAACCGACTGGGTGCCAAACAGCCAGACCTCGCGGTGGTCGACAAACAGCGACACCAAGTTGTCCGGCATACCTTCGGCGCTGGCAAAGCTCAGCGGGTCAAGCTGCGTACCGTCCAGCAGCTCAGACACCCAAAACTTCTGGGAGTTAGGCTCTTGGAAGATAAAGTAGCCATCCAGATAGCCGACTGTTACCGCGCCGGGAAAGTCTACGTCCGTGATCTCGGCGTACGCTTGGGTCGACGCGTCGTAGATAAACCCTTCGGGGTTCGCCGCGATGAAGAGCTGCGTGCCGTTGTCGACCATCGACACAGGCCCAGTGCCCGACACGCCGCCGATCTGGGTGACCGTCCAGTTGGTGTCAACCCGATACAGCCGAGAGCCCGACACCACGTAGCCATAACCGCCGTACGACCACAGGCCACGGATTGGGCCAGTACCGACGGTGGCCAGCCGACGTAAGCCTGGCGCTCGGTTCAGGTACGCAGGCTCGTTGCCTTCTGGCGACGGTGTGATTTCTGGGTACAGGTTGACCATACGCGCCGCCGCAGCGTTCAAGCTGCGCGCGACGTACGATTGACCAAGAATAGGCGTCTTCACTCTGCACCTAACTTACGTAAGCCTTTGCCGGTAGACCAAAGCCAGTCGCCCAAACGGGCGGCTAACTGGGGCGGCAAAAAGGTTTCGAGCGCGGGCGAGTACATGCGTTTAGTGCGCACGTTGAACTCAAACCAGCGAGAACGAAAAGTAACCTCCATCAGAAGTTACCTGCGTAAATGTTGTAACGCTGGTTGGTAGCAATCAGCGAGTACGGCATTGACATCACGTCATCTGGGTTGTTGATGCGCTTCAGATTCCGCTTAGATGTCATTGCGATCCGCGTTACCTGCGGCATGGGCTCAACGCCAAACTCGTTGGCAATCTCCATCGCCAAGTTGTACTTGAACGCCCGCAGGTAGCCCGGCGGGAAGGATAATACGGTGTTGAGCGTAGCTGGCTTATCCAGCTGCTGCACCGACACAAAATGCCATTCCAAAAGCCGTGTAGGCTTTGGATAGATGGTCATTGTGATGTCAGGAAACGTATTGTTGACGAACATGACCTGCGGGTACGTGCTGGTCACGGTCTTGACCGCAATGCCGTTGTACTGCTGCTGGTTGATCAGCTTAATGCCGTACGAGACGTTAGTCTGCGGGTCGCGGAAATACGTGGCGTCGTCAATCAGAATAGGACGATTACCGACAAAATCGCCGGTTGGCCCCAGCGTGCGGGTAATCGTGTCGGTCGGCCAGTTAAAAATCTGGTCTTCCGTACAGAAGACAGCCAAACGCTCGGTATTCCACGAATCAATCATCTGATTCATGGCGTTCAACGCATCTTGCGCTGCTTGCGGGGAAGGCTCTTCACCTTCAGCCAGCTGGCCGATAAGCCGGAGGGCCGCTTTAATCTGGTCGAAGGCGGTTGCCATTCAAGCTCCTTATTCTGCCGCTGCT